GTAAAAGATACTTTACGTGAAAGACGCTATCCATTTGGTGGTAGACCTAATTCATTATATAGTGGATTATCTAATAAAGTAGCATCAGCAACTTTAATCAATAGTGTTAGAGTTAATATTGTTAGACAAGATGATGTATCAGGAATTGAAATTGATATTTCACCATATGGTTTATTTGTAGAAGAAGGAAGAATGGCAGGTTCAAAAGAAGTACCTGTTTCTGCTATTATGCAATGGTTAGGTGAAAAAGGTATTAATGTAAGGGATGAAAGAGGACGTTATGTTAAAGGTCATAGAAAGTTTAAACAACAATATGAAGAAGCAAAACAAACAAATAAAATTTTACCTGCTGCATTTGCAATTCAAAAAAGTATAAAAAGATTTGGAATTAGGTCAACTAATTTCACAGAAATGGCTATGCATAGAATTTCTGAAAATAAACAAATAATGAACCTTTTGGAAGGTCAAGCGATACAGGATTTATTAAAATTAATAAATGTAAGTTCTACAGTTAAATAAAATAAAAATGAGTTTCGGATACGCAAAATTATATAGTAACGGATTAAACAATACTTCTCAGATTAGAAGAAGTGTAGACTTTGTATATCAAAGAGGTGGTAGTTATGGTGTTACTTTAACAGGTACAACAAATGAACCATCTATGCAATTGGTGGTAGATATGTACGCTAATGATAATAAAGTTGGTACGATGGCATTAGTACCTTACCAAACATCACAATCAGGTTCAACCTACTATTACTATTTTAATATTAGACCATATCAATATCTTCAAAATTATGTTAATACTGAACACTATCAATATTATTGGTTAAATGATTTTGATGCAACAACTAATGATATTAATATCAATGCTCCATATCCTAATGGTATTAAAGCAAATATTAAATATGGTTATAGATATTTGAGCGGTATTACATATGTTACAGAATATACAACAAATCCAACTAATGATTTTAATCATTATACTTATATTCCTGAATTTATTAATACAAATGGATTTTACCCATATGCATATACATCAACAGGAAAATATTTTGATTATATAGGTGGTACATTTGAATTTGATAATAATTTTATTTTACCTAACTATGACCAAGAAGTTGGAACAAATATTGGAACTGGTTTTACTGATAGTAATGTAGTTAGTTTATATAATAGATTTTCACCAGTTGGACAATATCTTATGGATTATCCTGTGGTACCTGAACAATCTCAAACAGGTAGATTTTTAACTTCAGCACCACGTATCCAATATATACAATCTGATGAAAATTATGTATTATATTATTTAAACGGACAAACAGGGGATAGACAAGTAATTGAAGCTGACTTTGCTGTTTATGAATTTTATAATGGAGCAAATACACTTATTTCAAGATATACACAAGAATTGAATAAAATTGGCACACCGTATGCATCACCAACAGATAATACAGATACTTTGAAAAGATTTGCATTACCTTGTGGTCCTGTGGATATTGGAGCATTATTCAATACACCAGTTGATTTTAGTCAAGTGGCATATTATAGAGTACAATTATATTATGGTCTACCGACTTATAATGTTAATAGATTATCTGTAGGTCCAATTGGTCCAATTTCAGAAGTATTTTATTTTTATATGTATAACAATTGTCTTCCTGAAAATACAAGAGTGGCGTGGTTAAATCCTGAAGGTGGATATGATTATTATACATTCCAAGCATTTAGACAAGATACCAAAAAAATAGAAAGAAGCAATTATGATAATAGATATTATGCTACCAATCTTGCTTCTCCCGACAGAAATATCGGTAGAAGTTCTAAAACATTTGATACAAATGTTACGCAAGAAATAACTTTGGATACGGATTATTTAACAGTTCCACAATCACAATGGTTGGAAAATATGTTCTTATCCCCACAAGTCTACATTATGAATGAAGATTATATTTCACATATTGATAGACAAAATAAAGTTTATAAAGACTTAAGACCAGTTTCTGTTCAATCAACACAAGTTGAAACTTTGAATAAGAAACATAATAAATTAAGAAAATATAGAATTACATTAAAAACTGGTGACAGTTATTTTGTAAATAAAGGTTTCTAATATGTCGCAACAACAACAAACAGTTCTAAGGGTTCAAATATCAGGTTCTACCGTATTTCAAACTTTAGACTTATATTCAAGTATCCCTATTAAAGTTAATAGAAGTTATGCTGATTTACAGGATATATCTTCTAAAAATAGTGATACGGCTTTGAATGTTAAACTTCCTGGTTCAAAAAAGAATAATGCATTCTTTGAAAATTTTTTTGATGTTGATACACAATCATTCGCATTTAATGCAATTAAGAAAGTATATGCTCAGGTATTAATTAATGATGAAGCATATTTTACAGGATATATGAGATTGGATAAAATTAATATCCAAAACTCAAAAGTGGAATATGATGTTTCATTATATAGTACGGTTGGTACTTTGTTTGCTGATATTGGAAACAAGTTATTAAAAGATTTAAATTTTGATGATAGTGAATATACATTTAACCATACATTTGGTTTAGGTGCAGTTACAAATGGTTGGTACACATCTAATTTTTCAAGAAATAGTGAAAAACCACAAACCTATCTTTATCCAATTGTACATAATGGTTATTTATATGATAATGGTGACGTAAATTTTAGTGGTAATACTATTGATAGTCAAACCAGATTTTATACATCATCACCAATTAAGGCAGGAGCATATCCAACGGCAGCTGATGCATTTGATGATGGTGTTGAACCATATAAAATAAATTCACCAGGTTCTGGTCTTATTGATAATCAGTTAAAACCTGCTTTATCAATTTGGAATTTATTACAATTGATGTTTAAAACATATGGTTATAAAATCAAATCTGATTTTATGAACACTCCTTGGATGAAGACACTTTATATGTATGGTTACTTCAGTGCTGACCTTACAAAGTTCTCATATACATTACAAAATATTCAAACATTACCACCATCAGGTGTTGATATTGTGGTACATCCATCAACAGGTTACACAGAATTTGATTTGATTGTTGCTCAACAAGGAACAGGCATACCTTGTTATTGTTCTGATGAAATTAAAGTAACAATTACAATTGAAAGAGCATATCACGGATTTTTAGGAATTGTATTTACCGAAAAGTATGATGAAACATATACGGTATATCCATCTTCAACAGGAACTACGGTTGTGTTAAACCAGTATTTTCCTGCAAATACAATATATAGACATTATGATGCTAGTGTTCAAGCGATAAGTGGTTATTATAATGTTGGATTTGCTCCATATTCATCTTTAAAATATGACCCAGTGAATGTTGGTGGTTATGTAAATTTTAAAGATGGTGACCCTGTGAATTTTAGTTTGGTAATAGACCCCCAATTTAAACAAATAGATTTTCTATCATCTATAGCTAAAAAGTTCAATTTAGTTTTTGTTCCCGACCCCGATGTTGCGAACCAAATTATAATTGAGCCATACACCTATTATATTGGGACTGGTGACATTTGGGATTGGACAGATAAACTTTCCCACGACCAGGGATTTTCAGTTGAGCCTGCGATAAATTACGTGGATAGTTATTTAACATTCTATGATCAAGAAGATGGTGATTATGGAAACGTTCAATTTAAAAATAGAAATAATAGAATATACGGACAAAAATTTGTCCCTAACAATACGGATTTTAAATCCACAACAGGTGAAACACATACGACATTCTCAACTGAAATATTCAGACAATGGGATGCTATTGAATTACCAAACGGAACTATTGCAGATAGTGGACACATAAGACTACCATTAGGTATTAATTATGCAGGTTCAACATCTGAAGTTACGGCGAACAATCAAGTTCAAGCAAATTATGAATATACAGGTGTAAAAACTAAACCCAAATTGATGTGGTTTTTACAAGGAGCAAATCCATTAAATGAATATTCTGTAACTGGTAAAACTTATAATTTTAGTTATAGTGCTACAACATATAATGTTTGGGTTGGTCCATCAAATGCTCCAACAGGAACAACAAGTAACGTTTATTTATCTCAGGAAAATATTCCTGTAATGTCAAATACAATGCCGATTGGTATTGCTGACAAGTATAAAATTAATAATGATAATTTATCGGTATTATTTAATGCTGAACAATTATCTTATATTGATGTGTACACATATAATGTTTATACAACTAATGATGCATATCTTAATTTCTATTATAATAGAATTAGTAATGTATTATTTAATCCAAATACCAGATTTTTGAAAGGTAAATTCTATTTGAAATTATCTGATTATAAGAATTTGAAAGCTAAAGATTTAATTAAGATTAAGGACCAGTATTTTACTTGGAATAAAGTTATTAATTATAATATTACAGATACTGAATTGACTGAAGTTGAATTAGTTCAAGCAAATTTAAATCCAAATATTTATCCTAAAAGATATTTTAAATTGAAATTTTGTGATGCTCCTGAAATATTCAAAATTGAAATAGATTTTACCAATCCTAATTTATTAAAAACAAATTATGGTTGGAGTATATTTTATGACCACAATTCAGCAATTGTATTTGGTAATAATCAACCTACTGGATTTACATCAAGTTTTTCATATGATGTTGGAAGTACCACTTATTTTGTTCCTTATTTCATACAAGAAATAACTGAAACAGAATATAATACTCCGACATATTATGATTTATTATGTAGTACAATGGCTCAATATGTATATAACCAACCACAAGGTGCATTTGGTTATAATATGAAAAGTTATTGGGTTAATAGTGGAAATACAAAAACAGGTTTAAATTTATTTAAAGATTGTAGTACATTTTCAACTATTGCAACACGAGAAGGAATAGCGGTCGGAAGTTCAACATATTATGGACCAGTTGATTGTTATAAATTAACAACGGAAGTACCACAAGATATAAAAACACAAGATAATAATTTTATAAATATACAACATTAATAAATTATGAGTAATATAAAAATTTCAGAATTACCGATATTTTCAGGTTCCCCAGTTGGAACTTGGTTTGTAATTGATAATTCTGATCAAACAACAACTTATAAAATTCAAAGAGAAAGTTTTGTAAGTGGAACTTCAGGAACATCTGGTAGTTCAGGATATAATGGTACTGGTGGTACATCAGGTTCTTCTGGTAGTTCTGGAAGTAGTGGTGTAAGTGGTTCATCTGGTAGTTCAGGAAGTTCTGGTATTAATGGAAGTTCAGGTACATCAGGAAGTTCTGGTTCATCTGGTATAAGTGGTACTGATGGAAGTTCTGGATCATCTGGTATATCGGGAAGTAGCGGAACAAGCGGTTCTTCAGGAAC